AGTAGAAATCTACTACCGCTTCATCGGCAAAATCGACTGACCTTTCTTTTTTACCCAATAATATCTTTAATTAAGGGAAACGGGGAAGTACCAGCCTGAGAAGCCTTGATACCACTGTTTGCCATCAGACCGATGGCTTCTGCGGTATCCTCTGCCGAGAACCCCAGTGCACCGGCAATAGGCGCACAGTACTTGAACGTCTCGCCCATCATGGAGACATTGGTGTTCGCATTGGAAGAAGCGGCCGCAAGGATATCTGCAAAATGCCCGGAATCTGCCGCAGACAAACCGAAAGCTGTGAGGGCATCCGTAACGATATCCGAAGTCGTAGCGAGGTCTTCACCGGATGCCGCCGCAAGGTTCATGATACCTTCGATACCGTTCAGCATGTCGGAGGTCTTCCATCCGGCCATGGTCATATACTCCATCGCCGAAGCTGCCTCGGATGCAGAGAACTTGGTCTTTGCACCCATCTCACGGGCTTTCGCACGAAGCTGGTCGAAGTCATCCCCGGTCGCACCGGAAATGGCAGAGACCTTGCTCATCTCGGAATCGAAATCTGCTGCAGTCTTCACTGCAGCAGTGCCAAGACCCGTTACAGCGGCAGTCACCGGCAGGAACTTCTTACCGACATTCTCCACAGAAGATCCAATGTTCTGGAGCTTTTCTCCGGCTTCATCGATTTTGGCAAGAGTCGCATTCGTGGTCGCCGCCTGGTCCTGTAAGGATCGCAGATTCTGTTCAGTCTCCACGATCTCACGCTGGAGAGCATCGTACTGCTGCTGGGTGATCTCACCGTTGGCAAGCTGCTCATTAGCCTGCTGTGCGGCAGTCTTCAGCGTTGCCAGCTTTTCCTTGGTGGCTTCAATGGCATCCTTGAGCATCTTTTGCTTCTGGACGACCAGTTCTGTATTGGAGGGGTCCAACTTCAGGAGTTTGTTGACATCCTTCAGTCCGGACTGCGTCCCCTTGATTGACTTGTTTACACTTTCCAGTGCTTTGGAGAGCTTTGTGGTATCGCCGCCGATCTCAACGGTGATGCCCTGGATTCTGGATGCCATTTGCGTAACCACCTCCTTGCAGGCATGAAAAAAGCCCATCTGCACGGAGCAGACAGGCTAAAAAATGGGTATAAAAATACCCTGCCAGCTTTCACCAGCAGGGTTGATTAGAATTTTTACTTGTAAAGGTCTTCCAGCGTTATCAGCCGAACTTCACCTCGCTCTTGTGCCTGAAGAAGTCCATCTGTGAATCCGCCTTTCGAGAAGATATAGTAGTGATAGTTGTTGCCCTTTCCAAAAACTGAGGCATAATTCCGAATCAAATCGAGTTCATCCACACCGATTTTCTCATTCCGGTATTTGCATGAACCGATGATATAGTCTTTGCCCTCAACAGGAGTTCCGACGATATCAATCTGTATCTGCTTTTTCTTCTTCGGGTCTGTCCCCCACCACTGGCCGATTTCACTCAGCTCAATAGGAAGGCTATCCGAATAATAGAGCAGGTAATCCTGACACATCTTCTCATAAATTAGACCCATGTAATCCGGAAGATACTGTTTTACAGCGTGTGGATAGGTCTTTGCAATTCTGCCAGAGTCAATGGCACTCATATTGATTGGCACAAACCGATACCAGAAACGGAAGAAGTTATCAGCCAGCAGATAGATGGTTTTCTTACCCGGTTTTTCTGTAATCGGTGTTTCTTTCTTAGCAATGCCAAGGTCGATCAGCGTTTTCAGGTACTTCGATACGACCGAGTTCTCCTCGCCGACCTTCATCTTGATATCGTTCATTCGGGAAGCACCTTCTGCAATCGCTTTAATGATTGCATTATAAATGGCTGGCTCCCGGAGTTCCTGCTTCAGTAAGTTCCCCGGTTCCTCATACAGATAGCTGGAGCGGTCAAAGAAATTATCCAACAGAGCTTCATCCACACTATCTCGCACATCCAACTTATTGATATAGTGGGGAACTCCTCCCGTGATTCCATAAATCAGGGAATTGTCTTCTGCGGACAGATTTGGGTGGAACACAGCGGTTTCTTTATAGTCTAGCGGCTCAATCTTAAACTGGCCAGTACGTCTGCCATACAGCGGACTTTCCTTGCCAAGCACCTGACTCTCCATGAAGCTCATAGAGGAGCCGCAAAGAATCAGGTACATCTTTGATTCTGTCCACTTGTGGTCGATGATGTGCTGCAGCATCGCTGAAATGGCCGGCTTTGCCTTTGCAAGATACGGGTACTCGTCAATAACAAAGACTATTCGTTTTTCCTTTGAAAGTGCAGTCAGCTCGTCCAAGGCAGCATCATAAGACCTGAACTCTGGTGCAAACTCCATATCTGGCCGCTCAAAACTCATGATTGACTTTGAGAGAGCCTCCAGATTTTCCTTTCCTGTCGTATTCAATGCAGAAAAGAAAATGGTAGGCTTATCTTTACAGAACTCATTGATCAATGCTGTTTTACCAACACGTCGTCTGCCGTAGATGACGATGCACTCAAACTTATCACCAGCGTACCGTTTATTCAGTTTCCGAAGCTCATCCTCACGGCAATAGAATTGATTCATACGTCCACCTCCAATAATTATACTCGTGAGTTAGTAACTCGTAAGTTACTTCTTTGCGAGTATAATAAATCAGATGGTCTGCAAAGTCAAGTAAAATAAGTCGAACCTTTAGAACCGGTCGAAGTCCGACTGACTTGCCAGCTCTTTGTACGGATAGTCGTCGTTCTGCCGCTCCGTGAACATATCATTGACCAACCCGATGGTCAGCAGGTCGAGGTCGGCGATGCTGATACCGAGCTGTACACAGCGCAGCAGAAAGAGCGGGGTGGTCATTTCCCGCTCACTTTTTCGAGGTTTTTTCTGGATTCCACCTCGGTCTGCACGTTCAGACCCCACAGTTCGATCAGCTGGGGAAGGATCTGATAAATGGAGAACGTGTTGAACTGGTCCAGGAACTCCTCCGGGCTGTCCGGCACATTCGCAGGGTCAGCATGACGGGCCATCAGCCATGCCAGATCCTCGAACATTTCCAGACTGAACAGGTCGAGGTTGGAATTGTCCTCATCGTTCTCACCCACGCTCTTTTCCAGCTGGCGCAGGTCTTTATAGATGTCACGGCCGAACTTGATGCGGTACAGGCGAGGCACAGCGGCACTTGCCTTAAAGATGACTTCCTTGCCATCGATCTCGATTTTCTTTGTAACTGCCATAATCGTAATCCTCCAAAATTTCATGTAAAATTGGCAGAGCCGAAGCCCTGCCGTATATCGTGTTTCTTACTCTGCCGGGTCAATGCTGACCAGTGCATTACCGCCACTCACAGTCGGCAGCTTTCCATCCCACTTCTGGATCTTCTGGTAATCGATCAGCGTATCGGACAGGCTTTCTGCCAGTTTGCGGTTTGCCTCTGCCTGTGCTTCTGCGGCAATGGAAGTCTTCTGGGCTTCCGCCTCTGCATTGGTGATCGCCACCTGCTTATCCGCTTCTGCCTTGGCAATGGCGGCTTCATTCTCGATCTTCTGCTTATCTGCGTTCTGCTGGGCAATGGACTTCTGCTGGATGGCTTCGTTGTAGGCATCCTCGAAATTCATGTCGTTGATGACGACCTTATTCACGAACACAACGTCCTCACCATACTTCTGCACAAGGGACTCTGCCAGCTTCTGCTGCGCCAAAGGTTCAATCTTAGTGCGGTTGGTTACCTCATTGGGGCCAAGTTCAGCCATCGCAGACTTGATGGCAGATGCCACCAGCTCGTCACCGACCAAATTCTTGATGTCGGACACATTCGCATACAGCCATGCACTCTTCTCAGGAAGCACCTGATAGGTCACGATCACATCTGCAGCATACACAGGTGTTTTATCGGCGGCTTCGCCCCAGACCTGTGCTTCGATATGCTTATCCTGCTGCTTGTTGTTGACCTTGTGGATACTCTGCACAAAGGGAATGCAGAAGTTGAGCTTGCCACTCTGAATGGTGGTCTCCTTGATCTGACCGAAGCTGGTCTTCACGCCGGTGTAGCCGGTAGGGATGATGTGGAACGAGCAGACAGCCAGCACCAGAACGATGATCACTGCGAACAAAGGAAAAATCTTCTTCATAATCATATACCTCTTTATAATAATGTAAGCAGAGCCGAAGCCCTGCGGTGTGTGTGTCGGTCACTTAGCCCTGCGGCTCCTCGGTGTGACCGGTGTCTTCGGTGTCCACAGCTTCCGCCTGCGGCTCATAGACCGCATCGTACCACTTGTTATAGACATCATCGGTGGTGTTGGTACCGGTCTTTGCCTTTACATAACCGTTTGCCAAAGGGGTTGCCTGCAGGTTCAGGGTGTCCGTCTTGACTTCCTTGCTGTCCTCATTGGTCTCACCCTCGATGGACGGACGGCTTGCCACACAGTTGTACAGCACATGACGGATGTGGCGCTGGTCACCATCGAACTCGAACAGGAACGCAAAATGCTCCAGTTCCACATTGGCATTCTCAGCAAGCACGCCGTTGCCGTCCAGCTCCTCGTGCATGATGTCCGTAAGGAAGCTCTCCGGAATCAGTGCGATCTCCAGATCACCCTCGTAGCCGGAGTTGTTATTCACGACATAGTAAGCGATATTGTCCGCATAGAACGGCTCGATCTCGCCATTGGCATCCATAGAAAGACTGACTGCACCGGGGATGCGGACCGGCTTTGCGTAAGTGACGCTGCCATCTTCGTCAAAGGTTGCCTTGGCATAATGGCAGTTTTTCAGGCCAAATTTGACCTTATTGCTTTTCTTCGACATAGTGTTCCTCCCATAAAAATATCCTGCATGAGCATCACACGGTCAGCTCATACAGGACTTCATACATCTTTTCGGTTTCGATCCAGACCTCACTTTTCTCATAGTAGAGTTCATGCTCGGTCAGGACTTCTTCAATATTTGCTTCCATATCCGGGTCTTTGTAATCGGTGTAGACCTCAATGTCCAGCCGGTTGAAATGGTGGTACACAAGGTTATCCGCACCAAAGTTCTCAGCCCTGGGATACAGAAAGCAGATAAACGGTGGATCAGGACTCTCCCCTTCTGCGAAATGGTCATACGCATAAGGAAGCCCCATCTCCTCCACCAGAGCTTTTACTTCTTCGTGGGTCATTGGTTTCTCCTATTTCAGCGCCTTTTCGATGAGGGACTGGAGCTGCTCGATGCCGGCCTGTTCTGCTGGAGCGATATGCGGTCTTCCTGCCACCCGTCCGCCACCGCGCTTGGCATGACCTTTTTCCAGCAGATGTGCCAGCTGGTAGCGGTTCTTGGAATGCACTACCATCTGAAGGCTCTGGCTGGATTCGGACTGCTTGGTCGCCATCCAGCTTCCTTTGTACGCGCCCGTCCGGGATGGTGCATTGGCCGAGATCTGGTCTTTGACCGTTTTCGCAGATTTGCGGACTGCCTTCTTGACCTCCGTGGAGGCAAGGGTCGCATACTCTTTCAGTCCTTCGTTGATGGCGTCTGCCATCTCATCAATGCTGACGGTTCTGCTCATCCGGCTGCCTCCTTTCCAGTCTGCAATGAATCTTCAGAATCTTCTTCTGATAGTTCATCGGGTCAACGGATTCGATATTGTAGAGCTGCTCCCGGAAGCGGATGCGGAAACCCGTTGATGTGAGATTTCTGGTCTCACTGCACCAGCGCACCGTAAACACCACGCTCTTCTGTTCGGCTGTGACCTCACCCTCTTCTTCCTGCGCCTGATAGGTCGAAGCGTAGGCAAAGCAGGTGAAATATTCCTCCCATGTGTTCCGATGGTTTCCGACCTTATCGGTCACAACCGTGCTTTTCTCGATCGTGATCCGCTCATTCAGTTTCTCGATCATCAGAACACCCCCTCCCTCACAGCAAACAGAATGGAACGAAGCGTCAGCATCAGCTGGTGATGATCAGCTTCGTCCCGGTGCTCATAGAGATACCCCAGTGCATACAGAATCGCTACACGGCAGGTGCTTCGCAGGGCTTCCAGTTCCCTTGTGGGCTGTATCCCATTTTCGGCATCCCGGTCAGCGGCATTGACTGCCTCCCACTGGTCTTCCGATAAACGTCCCACATCCTTGCACATCTGCTCCGCAGAAGATAAAAGGATGCCGATCAGGGCATCCTCATCACTGCTGTCCACGCGGAGATAGGTCTTCGCTTCGTAAAGCGGGATCAGTGCCATAACCGGCTCCTCCTTTCCAGGCTTTCTTAGCCCTGCGGTGCCATCTGCAGAAGCTGTACGGCTTCCGGCAGGATCAGCTTGCCATCCACACGCTGGGTGGTCAGGAAACCGACCTGATCAGTACGGGCATACAGCTCGTTCAGACGGCGGAAGGTGCGGTTCTGGCGGTCAGCCACCCAGTAGTAGCTGTAATCACCAAAGGCCATGACCTTGCTGCCACCCTTGATCTCCGGCATGAAGGCGGAGGTCTTCAGCGGACGGTTCAGCAGGGTATCAGGCTTGCCGATTTCCAGACCCGGCTTCCAGATATAGTTGCCGTTGTTGTCCTTGATGGTCATCAGCTGCAGCACCAGGGCTTCGTTGCAGAGGAACTGTGCCTTCTTGCGGTACGGAGCCTTCAGTGCGTAGTAGAGCTTGAAGATCTCATCAAAGGACACAGCATCCTTCTGGGCAGCGGTCACACCGACCTTGGCACCGCCGGTCTCTGCCAGCAGGCCCAGAGGCTTGCCCACACCGTCGCCGGTGATAAATGCACGCTCCTCTGCGTTGCCCATACGCACACCGAAACGGCGGGCAATATAGGTGGCAAGGTCGAATGCAGAGTCGTTCAGCAGCTCGTTGGAGATCTTGATCATAGTGCCCAGCTTGTAAGCAGACAGCATGGTCTGACCGAAGGTGGTGTCGCTCTCCGGGATCTCCTCGCCCTCATCGATCCAGCTTGCCTCGCCGGTATCCTCTGCGATAGGAATCTTACGGGTACCGGAGCTGGTGCGGATGACGGTCGCCATACCACGGAAGATGTTGTTCTCCTCCAGTGCCTCTACCAGCTTCTTCTCAAACTCATCGGGAACGGTAAAGCCGCCCTCGGTGTCCTCACCCACAGACAGGGCATTGCGGACCTCGCCGTAATGGCCGCGGTTGCGGATCATGTTCCAGAAGTTCTCAGCGTACTCGGCAGTGGCGGTCGGCTTGACATCCTTCTTGGCACCGTTCTTCGGGTCCGCATGGACAGGGCTGGAAGTCGGTTCGGACAGCTGTGCCTCGATCTGTGCCTGCTGCTCCAGACGCTCGATCTCCGCACCCAGGTCCTTGACCTCCTGTGCCATCTTGTTGTACTGCTCCACGGCATCAGCCTTTACCAGACCATTCTCGCCGCGGTTCTTCTCCAGAAAGTCCTTGGTCTGCTCCCAGAGAGTGTTGCGCTTGGTGCGCAGTTCCAGAATCTTACTCATAGTGTTTGTCCTCCATAAATTGATTTGTGGTGATATGAAAAACAGCCTGAATGCACATCACTTCATGCACTCAAGCTGCTTCATCAGGATATTGTAGGGGATGCTGCCATCCTCAGTCTTGCCGTCCATGTCAAGGACAGGCCCCGGATTAGCAGGCGGTTCTACCTGAGGGGTCGGCTCGGCGGACGGTTTCGGGTCAGCAGGCGGCTCCTTCGGCTCAGTGTGTTTCTGGCCCACATCTTCCGGTTTCACACCCAGACGGTTCAGGACGATTAGATCCATCTGACGGCTGGAGAAAAGGTGCCCTGCCGTGTCCTTCTGGAACGGCTTCTCTTCTCCGCCCTCGCCCGGTTCACTGTCGGGGGCTTCTTCCGGATTCTCCGGGTCTGCCGGGTCACTGTCCGGCTCCTCCTCTTTCTTTGCAAAGAGGATCTCGTCTGCAAAGCCCAGCTCCACCGCCTTCTTCGCATTCATCCAAGTTTCATTGCTCATAAGGTTGGCGATGCGAGCATGGCTGAGTCCGCTCTTTGCAGCGTAGGCATTGATAATGCTCTCCTTGACCTCGGTCAGCACCTCGATGGCTTTCTCCATGTCCTTAGTATTGCCCATCGCTACCGTGCTGGGGTCATGGATCATCAGCATGGCAACGGGACTCATCTGGACAATGTCACCGGCCATTGCCACAACGGATGCAGCAGATGCCGCAATCGCATCGATCTTGACCGTGATGCTGCCCTTGTAATCCTTAAGCATGGTATAGATCTCAGCAGCGGCGAACACATTTCCGCCCGGAGAGTTGATCCAGACGGCCACATCCCCCTCACCGGATTCCAGCTCATCCCGGAACATCTGTGGCGTGATCTCATCGCCCCAGAACGATTCCTCATCGATGGGGCCTTCCAGCCGGAGGATTCTGGTATCGTCACTGTTTTTGATCCAGTTCCAGAATTTCTTCATCGGGTTCTCCTTCTTTCATTTTTCCGTGGCTTACTCTCACTCAGCCGGTTATCGCTTTCAGGTTCTTCTTCCGGGTCGGGCTGTGTTTCTTTCGGCTGATTCTGCTGGACGGCGGCAGCTTTATTCTGCTGTGCCACTCCTGCATCTTTCAGCTTTACATAGCCGCCGTTCAGGTAGTAGTCATCTCCGCCCTCCTCTGCCGGGATGAGATCCATGTTCTCCAGCCGATGCACATCATTCGGGGAGAGGAACCCATTGCTGATGCCGGTCGCATAACCGTTCATCCGGCTCTGATAGTCGCCACGGAGCAGACCGTCCACATTGAACTTCGGGAAGTAGGTGTCCTGCTCCTCTTCCAGCAGCAGATCCTTGATGATGCCCTGCTCGATGCGGACAAGCCACGGAGTCAGGGAGTGCATCACGAAGTTCAGTGACTGGTATTCAATGTTGGAGAAGGTCGCTCTGGACAAGTCCGCCACCAGATGCGGAGGCACACGGAAGATACGGCAGATCTCCGTCACGGAAAACTGCTTCGTTTCCAAAAACTGGCTGTCCTCCGGCGGCAGGGAGATTGGTTTGTAGGATAGGCCCTCTTCCAGCACAGCCACACGATGTGCATTGGAAGCACCACCGTAAGCCGCTTCCCAGCTGTCCCGGATACGGTTCGGGTCTTTCACAACGCCGGGATGCTCCAGCACACCGCTAGGCTGTGCACCATTCTTGAAGAAGGACGAGCCGTACTTGTCCACCGCAATGGATGTGCCGAGGCTGTTCTTCATCATGGCAATCGGTGAGAAACCAATCAGACCATTAAAGCCAAGCCCCGGCACATGGAAGATCTCGTCCCGGCGGAAGTAGATGTCTTTATTCTGCTCTCCCGGAACTTCATCCGTGTATGCGTGGTAGATATAGTAAAGCTCGCCACTCTCATCTCGATCCACTTCGACATTCTCCGGCAAAAGCGGATACAGACCCAGCACCGTGTTCTTGCCATCCCGAACAATCTGTGCATAGGCGTTGCCCCAGAGGAGCAGGTGGGTCATCAGTGTCTCCCAGAAGACAAAGGATGTCATCTCCGGGTTGGGCTGCCGATACAGAATCTTGTACAGCGGATGATCCCGTGCCTTTTCCTTGTTGCCGTTATCGTCCGTCACACGGTAGAGATGCAGCGGCAGTGCTGCAATGGACTCTGCCAGCAGACGGACACAGGCATATACGGTCGGGATCTGCATGGCGGCTTTTTCATCCACCTGCTCCCCGGCATTGGAACGACCAAACACAAAGGTCTGCCCGGAATCGCGGACGTTATCCGTGACCTGCGGCAGACCTTCTTTTGGCTGTTCTGTTTTGGGAGAATCCCTTGGGTTCTCAAACCCCATCCATTCCCAGAATCCCATTAAGCCTTATCCTCCTTCTCCAGCTCCGGCAGACCGGCAAGGCTGGTACCGAGGGATGCAACGCCTGCCACGATAGCTGCACTGCCAACTGCCATCCAGTCCACAGTACCACCGGGCATCTGGGTCACGATCAGAGCTGCGCCGGTCTGGAACATCGTCTTTGCAGCACGGATACCGGCTGCCTTCCACCATTCTGCACTCATCAGATACTTCATAGAAACCTCCCTTTCTTTCCCGATTCTTTCCTGCTTTCTTTCTCGTCTTAATGTGGAAAGAAAGAAGTGAAAGAAAAACTAAAAAACGATCATGTCACGTTCGTCGTAGACGCTTCCCTGCTGCTGTCCTTCGTTTCGGATGCAGCGGTCCAGTGCCATGATCGCAGCGACGATACCATCGATCTTCTCCGGCGACTTCGCCTTTGTCGGCTTGATGTTGCCCGCCGGGTCGGTATCCACGACCACATTGCCGGCCATCCATGCCATGACCGGGTTGCCGCCGTGGATAATTCTGCCTTCCATCAGGAGCTTGTAGAACTCCTTGGTAGGCGGGCTCATATCTTTGAAGCCCTGACCAAAAGGCACGACCGTAAATCCCATCCCCTCAAGGTTCTGGGTCATCTGCACGGCTCCCCATCGGTCAAAGGCAATCTCTAAAATGTGATAGGTCTTGCCCAGTTCCTCGATGACCTTTTCGATAAAACCGTAGTGGATGACATTGCCCTCGGTCGCCATCAGGTAGCCCTGCTGGTACCAGACATCATACGGAACGGATGCCCTGCGCACACGCTGGGGGATCGTATTATCCGGTATCCAGAAGAACGGAAGCATGATGTATTTTTCTTCCGAGGTTCTGGGCGGGAACATCAGCACAAAAGCAGTGATGTCTCCGGTGCTGGACAAGTCCAGTCCTCCATAACAGTCACGGCCTTTGAGAGTTTCCATATCGATAAGCTGGTTGCCGAGGTCATAGATGTGTTCTGGGATGAACCGGGTCAGCGAGGACACCCACATATTCAGACGGAGCTGCTTGAACACATTCTCCTCTGCCGGATTGTCCAGTGCCTCCTGATACGCATCCCGAACACGCTGGATCTGAATGGTCTGGCCGAGAGAGGGATTGGCTTTATACCAGTTCGCTTCGTCGTGCCAGTCATCTTCATCCGTTAGTCCGTAGACCACGGGGTAAAAGGTGTGGTCAATCTTACGTCCAGCCAACAAGTCAAGTGCCTTCATGTGGAGTTCGTAACAGATGCTCTCCTTGTCCGTGCCGGCCGTGGTGATCAGGAAGAACAACGGCTGCTCACGGGCATCACCGGAGCCTTTGGTAAGGACATCATAGAGCTTTCGGTTGGGCTGGGCATGAACCTCATCCAGCACCAGACCCGACACATTCAAGCCGTGCTTCGTGCCGACTTCGGCAGACAGGACTTGGTAAAATCCTACATTGCCGTAATTCACGATACGCTTCGTTGCCGCCATAATCTTGCACCGCTTCAAGAGTGCCGGTGTCATCTGCACCATCTGGTGCGCGACATCAAAGACGATGGATGCCTGCTGGCGGTCGGCGGCAGCACCATAGACTTCGGCAGAGGGTTCGTTATCGGCAAAGAGCAGATACAGAGCCACCGCAGCGGCAAGTTCGGACTTGCCGTTCTTCTTACCGATTTCGACATAAGCCGTGCGAAACTGACGGTTTCCTCTCTCGTCCACGATGCCGAACACATCCCGGATGATCTGTTCCTGCCACGGAAGCAGCCAGAACCGTTTTCCCGCCCACTTGCCTTTAGTGTGTCGGAGGTTCTCAATAAAGGTCACTGCCCGGTCTGCTTTTGCGGCATCGTAGTGGCAGGTTGAAAGCATGAACCGGCTTGGCTTATAGTCCTTCAGTTTCGGATAGTTTTTTGGTCTGCACTCTGCCATCAGCTTCCACCTCCTCCCAGCAGATTCTCCATCTCATCGGCTGCATCCGCAGGACCACCGTCCGAAGCAATGATCCGGCTTCGGGAGGACGGGGTCAGACCGAACTGCTCTGCAAACTTGTTCATGATCTTCAGATAGGTCTGTGCAATGGACACCTGCGGCACTTGCTGCCAGTAGCCGGACGGGGTCTTGACGATGGTGCCGTGCTGGGTGATGAACTCCTCAGCCTCTTTCCATCGGGCATAGGCCTGACAGTAACCGGCAAAGGCCGCCATATCCACTTCGGTCAGGATGCCGATGGCTTCCATCTGCTTTGCAAGTCTGCGCCACTCTTTCTTTGCTTCCGGCTCCAGCCACTTCGGACAGGCCGGCGCTTTCTTATTGGGCTTCGGTTCGCTGGTATTCAGCGGATGCTTGCCCGGATTGCCTTCCAGCTCCTTCATGGCGGTCGGCTTTGGTTTTCTGCCTCTGGTAGCCATTGGCATCTCCTCCCTTCTGCAAAAATGGGTAAAGAAAAAGGACCTCCGAAGAAGTCCTTGAAATCTATATAAAACACATCGGATACGAGGCACAGCCCCTTTACGGGGCGTGTACCCTTTGGGTGCTGTTAGGTGTTGGGGTTGGCTTCCTTCCAAGCCTCGTACTCATCGACCAGCTCCGCTTCCTCGATGACCTGCCAGACGCTGCAGAAGCGGCTTCTTTGCTGCTCGATCTCCGCTTCCGTCCAGTCTTCCGGCTTGCGGCTCATGTCGTGGTAGGCATCCATCTCCGCCTTCGTCCGGAAGAATAGGATCTGCTTCAGCTTCAGCGTTTCCTCGTTGTTCCGCAGGCTGTACCGCTTATCCTCTGCCGCCCTGCAAAGGCTTCCGAGGTCGTTGCAGCCAAGGGTCATGTCCTGCTTGAAGGCGATCTCGATGCCGATCAGCTTCTTCTCGGTGTCGGCTTCCTGAATGTTCTTAAGGTAGGTTTTTGCTTTGTTCGTCATGGTCTGTATCCTCCGTATGTTTTGTTTTCCGTAGGGCTTTTCCCTTCGTTGTGACTGTATATTACCGTCACTGCCGGATACTATCAAGCGGCTATACTGCACGATCATACACACCTCTTTTTGTCGGATTTATGTGTATTTACACGCCGGAAGAATCCGCCACTACGAGCAAAAGCTCCCGAAGGAGCCCTGCCCATTTCTTAGTGTGCGTTTTTAATGCACCACTCGATTGCGTGTCCGGCATCCGTGTAGGTCTCATCGGAAATCTTCAGAAGCTCCAGCCGGCACTCAATCGGTGACCAGCCTTCCTCTGGGTCTTCCACAAATCCGTATACCGCTCCCTCCAGCATGCCGTTCCAGTTCATCTGGGCTACCAGAACCCGGTCACCGAACTGCATGATGCTGTCGTAGCAAGGTCTGAGTCGGTCATAGAAACTCTCGATGCTGATGTTGTTTTCCGGGAAGTCGATCAAATGCATTTTCATGGTAAAATCCTCCGTGTTTTCGTTATTCCTTGGGGCTTTCCCCTTTCGGTATGTGCATATTACCGTCAGGTGCAAAGGATAGCAAGCGGCTAAAGTACACGATCTTCTGCCCGGAATACCAAGCAGAATGTACATCACTCTGCATCCTGCTCCATGAGTTCCACAATGGTATCGTAGAAGAACTGCGGGTCATATGCCAGCGGCTCCCGTCCGGCTTCCTTGTCCATCCTGATCTGGTCTTCCACCATATCCTCGGCATCCTCCAGCGTGAAGGCATCCTTATCGCTGTCATCCATGTGGTTGTAGATTTCCACGATGGTATCCATCATCCGTTCTTCCATGTGCTTTTCCCTCCTGGCGCATCCACGCCGCCACATCTGCCCCTGTCTGGGGCGTTACCGGTTCATCCGGATTGTTTTGCCACCCGTGGCACAAGCCCCTGTGTGGGGCTGTGTCGGGGGCTGCCGGTTTATCTGTTCATCCGTCCCAGCAGGTAGGCTTCCTCCATTGCTTTCTGGATGCCCCAGACCGGAACCTCGATGAAGTCCTCGCTGTCATTGTCGCGGACTTCGAGGTCTCCCCGGCTGTCTACCGCTGCCATCAGGCGCTTGGCGATCTCCAGCAGGGCTTTTTCCTCTTCCTTGGTGATGTTCTTCTTCATGGTGGTTTCCTCCGTTTTTCTTGGTTTTCCGTTTCGGTATGTGCATATTACCGTCACTTCCACACACTATCAAGCGGCTATACTACACAAAGATGGGAAATCAGAACTGTGAGTATTACGGTAGAAGAAAAGGGCTGCCGTTTTTCGGCAAGCCCCATGTGTTTCTCTGGCTTAGTAGTTTTCTTCGTCCTCGTAATCTTCCTCGTCGTAGTCCTCTTCGTCCCAGCCGTCTTCCTCTTCTTCCATCCAGCTGTCATCCCGGTCTTCTTGCTCATCCTTGAAGTCCCACATGTCTTTGGTCGGCTGGTTTCGGAGGTCTGGGTTCTGTTCGATGTAGTCGGCGACCGCTCCCTCAAGGGTATCCAGCACCTTTTCGTAAGCATCCTCGCTGAAGATTTCCCAAAGGGCAACCGTCAGGTCTGCGATTTCGTGGTTGCCTTTTGCAATCAGGAATCGGGCCGGCGGGTTGCAGGTTTCCTTGCCGTAGGCAATGTTCACCATGTCGCCGTCGTTGCAGAATCGGTATCCGATTCGGTTGATGGCTCTGACCAGTTCTCCGGCGAGGCTTTCTGCCTTGCCCATGTCCGGCACCAGTTCCTTAAAAAGTTTGCTCAGTCGCTCTTCGTTCTTCGTCATTGTCGTATCCTCCGTTTTTGTTGTTTTCCCCTTTCGGTGACTGTATATTACCGTCACCTCGGAGCACTATCAAGTGGCTATACTACACGATCATTCGGCCCTGTAATTGTCATATTCATGTGCTTTTCATGCCAGCTTTCGGAAGACAGACACGAGCAAAAGGCTGGTCGATTCCAGCCCCTTGCGCCTGTCGGTCTTGCCCTTATCGGATAATTTCGAGGTAGCTGATGTTGCCCCAGCAATCCGTACCCTTGAAGCGGATGCGCTTTTCGTTCTCCCTGTCGAGGGTGAATTTCCGCAGGAGCTTCATCTTCTGGATACGGTTCAGAAGGTCCTTGCCGTTCTTCGCATCCTCAACGGCATCCCTGATCTCGACCACCGCACTGTCGCTTCCGTACCAAAGGTTGCTGAGTGCCTCCGGAATTCCGTTTGCAAGGTAAAGGTTGATTTTTGTGTAGGTCATGTTTTTGTTCTCCTCTCAGAATGTCATCGTTTCCAGAATCTCATCCATGCCTGTCTCCCAGTCATGGCGGCTAAGTTCAATTTTGCTGTACATCTCTGCGCTGTCCGGCTCATCGAAAAGCCGGAAGCATTCTCTTGCCAGCTCCTCGCTAGTGTGCTGCTGGATTTCATCCGGCTGTCCATCCAGCCGTGTAAAGGTGATCTCGTAAGTGTAGCGTTCCATGTTCTTTGCCCCTTTCGTTTTGGTAGCTGTATATTACCGTCACTGCCGGATACTATCAAGCGGCTAAAGTACACGATCATCTGCGCCCTGATCTGGTGGATTTATGTGTTTATCCGGGGAGGTTTCCCTCCCCGTTTTCTTAGCTGAACATCTCTGCCGTGTCATCGTCAATCCAAAGGTGCATGCCATCTGCTTCCATGATCGCGTGGTCTTCATGAACCTCGGTGATGATTCCTTCCCGGCTTCCGCTACCATCGAATTCGTTCCAGTGCCATGTTGTCTTTCTTCCTTTTTTCCATGTTCTCCAATCAGCCATTCTGCTGTCCTCCTTTGCTTTTTGTAGCTGTATATTACCGTCACTGCCCTGTGATAGCAAGGCCATAAAACCTCATATTATCAACGATCTTCGTCCCTCATGTTTGGTACATATATGACCCCTGATTGACTTGCTATATATGTGTTTCTGCGGCATTATACACACAACGAAAGCAAAGAAAACCAAACCAAAAACGGAGGACAAAAACCATGAAAAAGACCATTACAGAAGTTGAAACCGCAATCGAAAACCGCATCGCAGAGCTTGAAGAAGAATACGAGCTGGACATTTACGACCGCAACGACATTCGGGAAGAAGAATACCAGAAAGCCGGATGGCGGCACGACCCTTTCCCAGAGGAGCTTGAGGAAAAGGACGAAGAAGAGGAAGAGGATTGGCACTACCACAGCATGGAGGAACGACTGAACGAGGTCGGCATGAGCATGAGGGATTTCTTCTAAGGAATCCCAAGAGGCTCCCCAGCAGAGGCTGGGGCTCTGCCTCGTATCCCCCGTTTTGGTTTGGTATGATACACAAAACCGCTGCCAGATGTTTGTGTACATTATGGCGGCGGTTTTCCTTGCTATCGTTGCTTTCCAGAGGTAATATACAGTAAACTGGAAGGGGGTCTCATTCTTTTGAGGCCCCCATTTTCCGTCTAATCGGCTTCGCCCTGTATTGCCTGATGCATCACCCTGCGGTTATGCGCTCTGGCTTTCTTTTTCAGATCCCTTTTCCATCTGCGGATGGTCACCGCCTTGCAGTGGTTTCTCGACCATTCGTATTCATCCAGAACGTATCTGCCGCCGTGTTCCCTCTCGCCATAAGCCGGCATCTTTCTGTGTCCCATAGGCTCCTCCTGTTAAACTAAGCCCTCCCGGTCTTTTCTGGCCGAGAGGGTATTTTTCTGATTGTGGTATCTTATTCCGGTTTCGTGCCGTCATCCATCCGGATGATACTCATCTGCCCGAACATGCTGACGAATGCTTCCGGCACCCAGAAGCGTTCCGTATATTTGCGGATGAGGTCTTCCGGCAGCTCTGCGAAATCCTCCTCGCCCAATCCGCAAATGAAGAAGTTTCCCTTGATGGGCTGCTTCAGCTCTGGGATGTATCTGCTGAACGGCTTCTCAGTGAACAGCCCGTTGTCGTCCGTTACCAATGCGACTGCATCGGCTTCCCACGGGTAGGTTGCCGTAATGCAGTCGCATTCGAGGATGCGGTAGAATTCATCCAGCGAATCCTCGATGTCGACCACCTGCGGATGCTCCATAGGCTTGATCAGAAGGACTTTCATTCGACCCACCCCGCTTTCACGATTCCGTATCCATGCATTCTTTCAGCGCACTTTCGAGGATGTGCATCGGGAACTTGAATGTCTTGTAGCCGTCATGCAGAACTTTGTAGTAATGCAGACTCGGTGCGCGCCGACCGAAGTCGTTTTCCATAATGTAGACCATTGCGGTCACCATCTCCGGCTCTGCGCCCTCACGGAGCAGTTCGATGTTCAGTTCTTCCTTGCGGTAGTAGGTCGGGTAGCCCTCGTAGGTGTCGAGGTTCTTTTCATCCCTCTCGGAAATCTCCCACACCAGAACCGGGGTGTTCTTCTTCGGATTCGGTGCAATGGTGGCGCAGCCCCGGAACAAAAGCTCCCAGCCGGCCAGCACCGCCTGTCCTGCGATTCTGGCATCCGGACACCGGTGTGCCATCTGCTCCACCGACAGGTTGCTGCCGTAGGCAATGTAGTATTTCTTGTTTTTCATTATTTCTTCGCGCTCCTTTCGTTTTCGCCCTTGTAAGGTGGTATGGTATATATGCCTCTGTTCGGCTTAATTATCAAGGTCGATGAGCATCATATACTGCACAATGTTTTCTACCTGTGATCGTGTACTTTTACATTGGCGGCAGTTCACACGCCGTTACTTCGACTCCCTGGAAATCTTCGGTTCCCAGTTCGATTTGGCTGTCCTGCCACCAATCCTCCGCAACACGCTCGGCTTCCTGAACGGTCGGCTCTTTCATTTCGGATTCATACACGGTGATGGTTCTCTGGTAGGTTTCGGTAATGGTCACCTTGAACGCTCTGCCATTCGGCTGGTTCTTTGTCTTGCTGGTATTGTTCATAGCTTTCGCTCCCTTCCTCTACCACCTAAAGGGCGGTTGTCCGCCCATAAGGTTCTTTCAGTTTGCGTAAGGCTTACCGCCATGCGCTGTTCCCTTCCATGTTGTTCAGGTAGTATTCTCTGGCAGTCTTGAATTCGTCACCGATGAAGCCAAGCCTCAGCATCCAGCACCGCATTGCGTACTTTTCGTTCTCGGTCTGCTGGGGTTTAGGGCTTGCTGTTCTGACCATCTTGGCAAGCTGGTTGATGGCAAGGCAAAGCTGGATGAATGACTTGACCTGTCCAGCATGCATTCCGTTCTGCTTGCCATCGTGAGGGCAGTCGAATTGAAAAAGCCGAAATTCGATGGTGTGGTGTCCGTGGAAGAAGCTGTGCAGGTTGCAAACTCGATATCGTGACGAATTGTAGTGGGTGTACCGATTCCCGTCCGCATTCTGTGTCTGATACCAGAGGTCTTCAAGCTCCTCCATCGTTCTGGGCTTCTTTCGATTGACCCCTTCCAGAAACTTGGGGTCAACCGTTCGGCAGTAACGGTTCATTCGGTTGCGGTCAATTCGGATTGCTTTTGCCAGCTGGCTTTCATGGGCCGCCATGATGTTCACGAGGTTTCGGATGGTCTGCGGTGTGTGTCCCTCCCCGCTGATATGAACATGAACTCCCGCCATTCTGGTGTAATCACTTTTCATTCCGGCTTTCCGCAGTGCTCTTACAACCCCCTGCAGAAGTTCCATGTCCTCGTAATGAAGAATGGGGCTGACCATTTCACATTTCTGGCTTTCCGGGCCGGTAATGCTGACATCCTTCTGAAACTTCCACTCCCTGCCCTGCGCATCCCACGCACTCCACGCATCGTAGCCGTTGCGTCCTGCAGTGTATTCGTAGCGGTCGGTCTCAAAATACCGTGCCGCCGTTCTGGCAGCTTTCTCTCTCGTGATATTGTTACCCTCGATTTCAATACCGAATGTAGGCTTCTTCATGGCTTCAATCTGCTCTCTTGTTTTATCATTCATGGTATGTTCTCCTTTGGCTTTCTTCCCTTTCGGTGTGTGTATATTACCGTCAGGAACGGACTAATTCAAGGCCATAAAAGAACATATAGTCGACAAATATACAGTAGAAAAATCGTGTACATTTCTGCGATTTATCCGCTTGATAATGTACATTTGAAGAGTTAATATCGGTACAATGGAAGAAGGTCTCGCATATTTCCGGCCCCCATTGGGGGGCTTGGGAGCTTACGCTCCCGCCTCCAGCATCTGCGCCGTGTCTGCCTCACAGTCGGGCTGTGTTGGCTCGGCATTTGCCGATGCGACCGTTACCCCAGAGGGGAAACCGCCCTCCTGTGCCGCCTGTTTCGCGGCCTTGAGTGAATCTCGTTTTGCCTTTTCCCTTGCGAGGAACTTCTGTGCTTCCTCATCCGTGCGGAAAGCCGCATGCCCGGAAAGATTCTCCATGAGGATCTTGCGAGTTGCTTTGAAATCCGACCCATTCATGCCCAGACGGATGAGCCATGTGCGGAGCGCATATTTTTCATTTTCATCGTTGACATTCTTAGCCTGAATGCGCTTCTGGCTGATGGCCTGCTGGTTCATCAGAACGGCAAGCTGTGCGAAAGCTGTCAGGTGTTCGTGGTCCGGTGCAGTCGGGAAGCCAGTGAAAATGACCTTCTCGGTGGTGATTTTCAAGCCTTCCAATGCCGCGCCATGCTCTGCTTCATAACCATTGACTGCGCTGATGAAGTTCATGGTGGCAAGGGTGCAAGTGTCATCCTTCAGCTTGTCGACCAGCCCCTCTTCCACATGAAAGTGGCCGCCCGTTGCTTTCCCGATAAGATTTCCGCGGCTGTAAAGGAGGTTGACCAGATTACGCAGGGTCACACCGTTGTGCTGACTGACCAGGAAGGAAAGTTCCAAATCCAGAGGAACTTCATCCTGCTGGTCTTCCTCTTCCGTTTGCTCTTCGGTCTCCTGCTCCCCTGTATCCAACTCTTCTTCCGGCTCATCCTCTGCTGTGTCGTCCGGCTCCGGTACTTCCGCAGGTTCATTCTGCTCTGCAAAATCATCTGCTTCGGATTCCTGCTCATCGGGAACTTCCGGTTCTGCTTCAGTCGGCTGTTCCTCTTCCGGTGCCGACTCTGCGTTCTCCGGCTGAACATCCGTGCTCTCGGCGTTGCGAATCAGCCCCTCGTTCAGCAGGCTCGTCAACAGCTCTGCATCCGCATTCTCCGGTTCGACCAGCAGGTTTCCATCCCGGTCGATGGTATAGTCGCCAATATCATAGGCATACAGAGGTGCTTTGGTGTAGTAAGGGTGGATGCCAGTCAGCTCCTCCATGCGTCTTGCGAGGGTCTTGCGCTCGGCTACATTCAGTTCAAATTTCAACATAATTCGTCGCTCCTTTTTTAATTAGTCTTTTGTGCATTCCGATGTTCTTTTCGGTAGCACATATATCCCTCTAAACCGAGCAAATAGCAAGGCCATTTCCCGATATTCTTCATGTTCAACCATTTACACAACACGGTTCAAAAGCTGTTGTGTAAATGGTCCTGATATGTATGCCCACCATATCACTGGGTAGCTGTCTACCTAGTAATATAGCGGGCCAGTTTATTCTTCCAGTCCTGCGCACCATGCGATGCCTGCCAGAACAAAGTACACACATGGAAGTGCGACACCGTTACCCCAGAGTTTGTACTCAGCCGCATCCGAATACGGATCTGCCAGCCATTTCCGGATTTGCTTCTCCGTCTTCGGCTTCTTCGCATGGGTCACGATCTTACGGTGTGTTTCAAACACATCTGCCCAGAATGCCAACTCTTCCTCGGTTGGATTTTCCGTTCCAAGGTCTCTGCACCACCAATCCGGGAATCCTTGAAGTCTGGCACACTCGGTCGGTGTCAGGCGGCGGACGGTGTAGGTCACAGGTGTGGACTGTGCTTCCGGGTTGTCGATGACAAGACGGTCATTGAAAGCGTCCTGCCCATTGAAGCCGCTGGGATGTGCCCCGCTCGCCACGGTACCAGCCACACCCTCGTTCAGATGCGGTGCCGGTGCAATGGTGGTCGGGTCTTTGTAATCCCGTGCCATCAGAGTCGGAGATACATTCTCCTCTACTCGCATAAAGGAGCCAGTGGTCATGGCATACACATCTTCCGGTGCGCAGACTGCATGACGGTCAGTGGCGTCCAGCGTAAAGCAGACATCCTCATTGACCCCATCTCCCTGTGGACCATTCTCGTCCTTGCGGCCGATCATGTTACCCTGCAGGACGAAGGTCTGCATCTGGTCGCTTCGGGTCGCCATGAGTGCGCCAGACTTTCCATGCAGGTCAATCAGCTCATTGCGCTGATTCACATGGAAAGCAGTCACATCTTCCGGCTGTACCACAAAGGTCTGCTGTTTCATTCCCGGCTCTGCTGCCAGTGCCGCTGACTTGTCCCCCAGATCCCGGACTTCATCTCTCTGGTTCTGGGTAAAAGCAACAGGCTCTACCACACAGATGCCGCCCTGATTGCAAGTCGGAGCACCGCCGCTGCGGTCCAGTGTCCGGGAAGTTTCCGCTTCATAGAAACCGCTATGCGGATTGTCGGACATCATGGAATGGCTGGCTTTCGAGCAGACACCATAGCATTTCGGGACGAACAGTGTCTGGTCGTTGTTACAGCCAAGGGTGGCCGATTTTTCTTCCTGCCAGATGACTCCCTTGCCGCCGCCCTCACACCCGGAACGGATCTTCAGCGTGACTGCCGGAGAATTATCTGCACCATCCATGACCAGCGGAACATTGCCACCGCCCGTACCGCATCGGCTGGTCAGCGTTTGAACCTTGCCATCTTCGGAAATCTTCACCCTGCTGTCTGCCGGATGATTTTCCAATGCAATGGCGGCAGGTACGACACCTGCCCGGAGGGTCGGTGACCGTTCTTCCTCATATCCGATGCTTCTGGCATTTGCGGAATGCTCAGTACAGAAACCAGCAGCTTCAAGAATCTCTCCCGGCTTGTTCAGGCCGATTCTTCCTGCACAGCTTGCCGTTCCAATGCCGCTTTCAGAACTGGCGGCAGCTCTTTGCCACGCACGGAAGCTCTCCGGAGAATACCGAGACAGGCCTTCGGACTTAAATAGTACTTTTCCGGCACTTTGACCTGCAAAGTCTGCGACAAGGAACAGACGTTTTCTTCGTTGAGCCAAGCCGAAGTGTTGAGCATCGAGAGTTCTGTATGCCACGCTCCATCCGTCTCCCAGAATAATATCGGCGGTTGCCCACTTTCCCTTTTCAGGCATAGGCAGCGGTGGCGCTTCTGGCTCTTTGACTGCGATGATTTCTTCAAGGACCGACTTAAAGTCCTCACCGGATTTGCTGGAGAACAGTCCGGGAACGTTCTCGACGACAAAATATCGTGGGTTTTCTCCATCGGTTGCTTCCCTCATTTCTTTAATAATCCTGACCGCCTCATAAAACAGACCACTTCGGGTTGTCTTTTCTCCGCCGTGGTCGATATGCTGAACGCCCTCTCTTTTTCCAGCCACAGAAACGGACTGGCAAGGGAAACCACCTGTGATGATATCTACAGGAGGGAGTTCCGCTCCACGAAGACTGGAAATATCTCCGTAGTGGATTACCTGCGGCAGTCGTTTTGTAGTCACACGAATTGGGAATGGTTCAACTTCACAGTTCCAGACCGGCTGGATTCCTGCAAGCAGCCCTCCCAATTCAAAACCCCCGGAACCTGCAAAGAGGCTGCCGAGGGTCAAGGTCTTATTCTGTTCTGTACTCATTCGGCAACCTCCTCTCCGAGCATCTGCTCATTGGCTTTCTGGTAAAAATCTCTGGATACCTCAAATCCATAGCTGTTGCGGCCAAGCTCCCGTGCGGCACGAAGGGTCGAACCGCTGCCAGCACATGGGTCAATAACCACATCGCCGGGGTCAGTGAAAGTTTCGATCAGGCGTTTCAGCACAGAGATTGGTTTCTGAGAGGGATGAATTTTCGGATATTCCTTACTATCCCGTTTCCAGTCAAACCAGTTGAAGATCATGTGGGGCTTGCCGTCCTCACCGAGATTGCGGAACTTGGGGAGCTTGCCCCGGTACAGCACCAGCGCATACTCCGTTGCACCCACAATCTTCATGTTGGCTTTGAGTACCTGTGGACTGTAGTTCTTACAGAACACCAGTGGGATATAATTCTTGAAGCCGTATTTTTCCGCTTCGGTGATCACCTTCGGGATCTGCTGGAACGCACAGAACACAATCATGCATGGCGCGTCCTTTTCACCCGTGCCGGGTTCTTTCTTCAGCAGGCGGTTGCAGAAATGGAAATATTCTGCAATGTTGAAAGTGAAGTCGGTATTGAATGCCGCTTTCCTCGCCTTGCTGCTCTCCCCGTTTTTGTTGTCGCCATCCACATACCAGTCCGGCCGACTGGCGTAGAAGTCCGTACCGATGTTGTACGGAATGTCTGCGATCACCAGCTGTGCCTTGGGGATGTTGTAGGACTTGAAGTTCTGGAAGTTGTCATGGATGAGGACACATTTTACATCAGGCATCGGCATCCACACTTTCCGGCTCAAAGGTCGCCACTTCCTCAAACTTCAGCTTCTGACTGTCACGGATAACATACACATCATCGTAGTGACCCTCCCGGAACTGAATGTAGCGTTTGACTGCAACATCCACGAACTTCGGTTCCACCTCCACACCATAACAGATACGATCGATCTGTTCACAGGCAATCAGGGTCGATGCGCTGCCGAGGAAGCCGTCCAGAACAATGCCGTTGGTCATGGTGGACTGCTTGATCAGATAGGCAATCAGTGGAACAGGCTTGCTGGAGGGGTGGCCGAAACCATCCTCTTTGGAGTTCTTGATGCCCTCAAATTCAAACACATTGGTCTGCTTCTGATCGCCGTACCAGCGATGACGGCCGTCCTTACGCCAGCCAAAGATGATAGGCTCGGAGTTGAACTTCCAGTCGGTACGCATAAAAGGCGCACGAGGCTTCTTCCAAATCAGGCCGGCTCCCACCTTGAAGCCCGCATCCTCGAAAGCATCGTAAAACACACGGGCTTTCATCGTGGCGTAGAATTCATAGATGGAAGCGTCCATCGCCATCGCATTTTTGAAGTTGGCGTAGACCTTCATCAAAAACTCGTAGGCGGACTTGTCATCCAGATCATCATTCTTGATACTGCCGGAAGCATTCTCCAGCTTGACGAAGTAAGGTGCATCGGTACAGACCAGATTAACCTTGGTATCGCCCAGCAGATTTTTATAAACCTCCGGGTCCGTGGAATCTCCGCAGATGGCTGTGTGTTTACCAAGGTGCCAGATATCTCCGGCCTTGGAAAAACACGGCTGTTTCAGTTCAGATTCCACATCGAAATCATCATCTTTCACATCCTTGTCGTGGACACTAGTAAAGAGTTCACTGATTTCCGGTGGCTCAAAACCTGTCTTTCCGAGGTCGAAGTTTGAATCTTCGAGGTCTTTCAGCAGATCAGCCAGCAGGGAATCATCCCATGCACCCGTAATCTTGTTGAGTGCGATGTTCAGGGCTTTCTCCCTGGTCTTGTCAATGTCCACCACCGCGCAAGGCACTTCGGTGTAGCCCAGCTCCATCGCTACGGTCAGTCTCTGGTGACCACCGATGATCGTCATATCGGCATTGACCACCAAAGGATCTGCGAAGCCGAACTCCGTGATGGAGTTCTTGATCTTCTCGTACTCTTTGTCCCCCGGCTTCAGCTTCTTCCGGGGATTGTATGCGGCCGGCTTGAGTACGGACACCGGCAGCATCTTCAATTCAGCAGTCGCTTTCATGTAGATCCTCCCACTTTAGATTCACACGCGCATGACCCCAGAGAACGGCACGAAAAAGGAGCCGAATAAAAAGCCCGACTCCATCTCATCGCCATTTTCCCGCGGCTGTTCGGTCATCTCGCACCATTCCGGGTTTTCTCCGTTCACGGATGCCAGCACCTTATCTTCCGCATCGTCAATCGCATGTACACAGATCCCCCCGGTGTTGAACATCGGGAACACACCGACAATCTTACTCATCCTGCTTTGCCCCCTTTAACCCATATCGAAATTCAAAATAGCATTCCCGGCTGCAAAATCTTCTCTGTCCGTTACATTCGTGGACGGCCTTAAACTCTCTTCCACAGTTCTGGCAGATTGCATTTCGGCCGGTCGCCAGACTTTTGTAGTGTTTTCGCTCGTACTCGTCTTTGCATTCCTTTGAGCAAAAGCGCCGAACACCACCGACTTTCTGCAACACCGGTTTTCCACACACCGGACAGAACTTCCCTTTCGTCATGTTCGGAGGGATCAGGTGACAATTCCCGACTTCCGGCAGCCCAAGTTCTCTGCAATAGTCGATGACCTGTTCTATCGGAAGGCCTGTTTTCTCTGCGATTTCCACGCACTCCACGCCTGCCAGCCGCTGATTCCGCACTTCTTCACGCTCTGCGGAATAGGCCATGCCTTCTATCAGGCAGTCCAGACGAACTCCATGCTTTACCACATCACGCTGTATTGTCAAAGGTTCCATCCGATGCACTCCTTCCTCGATTCGCACAGGCGCGGCTGCAATATTTCCGTTCTAGTCCATACTGTTGTCGGTAGGAAAATTCCCTGCCGCACACCGGGCAGATCTTCGACCGCACGGTCTTCCAGTTCTCCAGTTTCGGATGAGTGTTGTTCCACCGTGACCGGCATTCCGGTGAACAGAACTTCCGTGGTCTGCCTTTATGGTTTGGTACGATTGCCGTACCGCACTGAGGACAGAACGAAAACGCCATGTCCTTGATCATCTCAGCCGTGAAATCTTCCATCTGCCCTCACCCCACTCTCATTTTTCGCCGTTTCTTCGGCGGTTTCTTGGAAAAGTTTCATAATTCATATGAAAAGCGGCGAAGTGGAAATCGGCACCGCCCCGCCAGGTCGGATTGTTGTTGCGGCGGCCGATTCGCACTCGCCCCTGCTCCTCCCGGAACAAGCTAAAATGTGCGAAAGCTCCCTGTTTACGAGAGTTTTCACACACTTTGGTTCATTTCGGGGAAAAAGGAAGGCACCTGAACCGAAGCTCCGATGCCTGTGCATTTTCCTGTTTCATTTTGCGCCGTTAATCCTCTGACCCCCGGCCTACTAATTTTGCGATTTTTCACACGAAAGCCATCGCCGGTCTCCGTGTGACTTCACCATAGAGAAGTGACCCCGGCCCCCGGTGGGCCCTGTCAGTAGGTGTAGGTCGGGTTGATGTCCTCGGTCAGTGTCTTGCGGTCATGACACTCTTTGCAGAGAGCCTGCCAGTTGCTCCGATCCCAGAACAATTTCTGGTCACCACGGTGTGGTTTGATGTGATCCACCACCGTTGCCCGGACGTACTTTCCTCGCTTGGCACACTCCACACACAGCGGATGAGCTTCGAGATACGATTTTCTCGCTTTCTGCCACCGCCTGTTATAACCTCGCCTGGCGGCGGGTCTTGTTGCTTCCGGATGGAGAGGCAGATGCTTCTCACAGTAGAGCCGGCCGGCTTCCACCAGTTCTGGGCAACCGGGATGGTGGCACGGTGTCTTTGGTCTGTACGGCATGGGTCAGTCCTCCCACGGAAGACCAGCCTTGCCGAAGTGACCGTAGGCACTGACCTTGTTGTAGTCCACGTCCAGCAATCCCAGCCGCTTGATGATACCCTGCGGAGTCAGGTCGTAGCTGTCTTTGACATAAGCCTGAATGAACTCCAAGTCCTCACGCTCCGTGCCGAAGCACTCGACCGACACACCCACCGGCTGAACCACACCAATGGCGTAGGCCAGCTGGACTTCGCACTTGTCAGCGTAGCCAGCCTGCACAATGTTCTTGGCAATCTTCCGTGCCATGTATGCTGCGGAGCGGTCCACCTTGGTGGGGTCTTTACCGCTCAGAGCACCACCGCCCATGCGACCGATGCCGCCATAGGTGTCACACGCCAACTTCCGGCCGGTCACACCGCAGTCTGCGTAGCTACCACCCAGCACGAAACGGCCGGTCGGATTCACAAGCTTCGTGAAGTCACCGTTCAGACCATACTCGCAGGCGGCCAGCACCATCATAGATTCGATGATGTGGCGGAAGTCGCTGACCTCCACATCCGGGCTATGCTGCACGGAGCAGAGAAATGTGGTAATGCGACCAGTGTCGTAATCATAGCTGACCTGTGCCTTGGCATCTGCACGGAACATCTTAGTTGGATGATTCTTCAGCAGTTGCAGGAACTTGGTTGCTACCATGTATGGAATCGGCATCTGCTCTGCCGTTTCGTTTGTAGCGTAACCGTACATGATTCCCTGGTCACCGGCACCACCCTTATCCACGCCGAGTGCGATGTCCGGCGACTGTTTGTCCACCAAAACGCCGATGCGAATTCGGTCGCTAAAGTCGAAGCCCATCTTCTCCGCACCAATGTGAGTAATCACATTGTGTACGAGCTGATGGTAGTTCGGCTGATAGTCAGTCGTCATCTCGCCAGCAATAAAGAGCTGGTTCTTCTTCAGCAGGCATTCGATTGCGACACGCGCATTCTTGTCGTGCTTCAGAACATCCGTCACGATGGCGTCTGCAATCTGGTCACAGATTTTATCGGGATGGCCGTTGCTGACCTGTTCACAGGTAATGATCTTGCTCATGGTTCTTGCCCTCCATCTCTTTCCAGCCATTTTCTTTATTGCCACAGTTCTTACAAGTGTAGTAAAGCGTGGAATTGTCGCACTCCTCCATGTGAGGTTGAAGGCGTTTCCCGCACTTGGGACAGTGTCGAATCGGGACGACCGTAGCTCTCAAATCGAAGCCACTCCAATTGGACAACTCATACGGATAAACTACGCGCTTACCCTCTTCCTCCGCTTCTGCCAGACAATAGCAGTTCGGTGTGTCTACACAATCACGCATCACGACATTGTCCTCGTCATCGGTATCCACACACATAACCGTCATGCCATCGGGCAAAGGAATGAGCCGCATCAGCTGGATGTCCTCATATCCGTCTGTATCTGTTCCCAAGAAGTCCTGATTACCGTTTTTCATTGTATATGTCCTCCAGACCAAGTTGTACTTTTACCGCCGTTTCGATATCTGCGACCATTTTTGCATCCTCGCAGGCACACAGCTTTCGCCGCAGCCTCCACTTTGGAATGGCGGTGATCTGTTCTGCCAACACCACAGAGTCCTCATCCAGCAGGTCACTGATGATGCAATGGGTCGGCATATACATCTTCTTTATCTGGCTCGTCATCGGAAGTACCGTCACAACATCCGAGCATCGATTCGCCACATCATTGCTGATAACCAGCACAGGACGGTCACCTTCCTGCACGGAAGTACCGGTGTTCTCTCTCAGGTGTGCGTACCAGATATCCATCCTTTTGGGAGGCTGGATATTCGTCACCGAAGGCAGCGGTTTTCTGTAGATTCGCATCGGCTTATTCTTCCTGCTCATCTCTCGCCCTTTCTGCGGATTCTTTCCACGGCATCTTACCACCGTAGTATCTCTCCGCATAGGCTTTCTGCTCATATGCAGGAAGGCGGTTCATGCGCTCATCATGCTTACGGATAGACTCTTCATGCTGTTCTCTGGTCTTTCGGAACGGGCACGGAGTCTCCGGAGTGTGAGAACATACAGGGTTTGCAAGTGCCCTGCAAAGATGGAGATTTCCAACAAAGGCACATCCTTTACTGTTCTCCTCGCTGACTGCCTTCTGCTTTGCGGTCAGCTTGCGTTCTGCTTGACGAAAATCCATAATCAAATCATCCTTTCCGGGGTTTCCCCACATCGTTTATGTATAAAAAGATGCCATGTGGCTTCATAGAACCGCACAGCACCCTTTTATCACCAAAAGCAGTCACCCAGCGGAGCAAGTCAGCACCAGGCAACCGCAGCAAAAGTAAACAGGCATAAAAAAAGACCGACCGGGTGTTACGCCGGTTGGCCTATCTTTCAGGATCATCGCCTGTTCTTCCTGTTCACTTTTGCATTATAAGTATAACACAGCATTTCGTTTCTGTCCAGTGCCAAAATGGTACAATTTTGTTTCTGTTCAGATTTGTTTTTGATTTTTCATACGCAATATCAAATTCATCTGTTCAAAGTTGCTCGAATATTGAGCAACAACTAATTATTGGGCAACACTCTTGTCACCCCAGCATGATGCGGAGCTTATTGTTTTCCCGTTCTTCAAGAACCCCAGCCATATAAACGATGGCTTTGTCCTTGATTCGGCTGATTGTAGTATGTGACCGGACATGGAGAGCATCTGCGATGGCATCCCAGCCCTGGTCTTCGATCCAGAGCATTCTTGCCACGAGCGATGTTTTCTCATCCATGCCGGATATCGTAGTACTGATGAAATCAACTACGCTTTTCTTTTCGAGATACCGACTTTCAAGCATCAAGAGCTGTTCTTTGTAATACGCCGGCTCATCATTCAACTCTGCCATCAGCCTGTCGTACTCTTTTTCATAGTTGAGAGCGATTCGTGCTGTCGGGTCAGAGATGTTACTGCTCTTCACTCGCTCACAGTCGGTACTGACTCCGGGGTGGCACATCATTTCGATGACTTCTGTTTTCGACAACGACCGGTGCGGAAGACTACCCTTTTCGCCCCTTGCCTTCAAGTCCTCCAACTGATGCTTTGCCGTGCGCATCTCAAACTCCACCTTGCGATAGTTTTCCAGAAGCGTTCTGGCAGCAGCTACAAAATAGCTGTTACAGGCTGCGCGTGTTTCATCGCTCAATTCAAGGGTGATCATTTCGCCATTTGCAGTTTCAAACTCCATCTGATTTCTTGACATATCTTTGTCCTCCCCTATTGGTTTATATTGTCAGTATTCAGTTATCAACTATCTGCCGGACGCTGTTTTGCTCACCCGTAAAGGCGTGCTTTGACGGCTCCAATCAGGTCATCCTGCCGGATTTCCTTCCTGTCGAGAGCTTTCATAACATCTTCATCTACGGTATCTTTCATCAGGATGTGGTGGATCGTTACAACGCTTTTCTGGCCCTGCCGCCACAGACGAGCATTCGTCTGCTGGTAAAGTTCCAGCGACCATGTAACCCCGAACCAAATCAGGATGTGCCCGCCAGACTGGATATTCAGTCCATGCCCTGCGGAAGCCGGGTGAATCAGAGCAACTGAGATTTTCCCATCACACCAGTTCTCCATATCCTTGCTGCTTTTGAGTTCCCTCACCGGAGTATGCTTCTTTTTGAAATACTCAATGATTCGATCCTTATCGTGCTTGAACCAATATGCCACCAGAACGCTCTGCCCATTAGCCAATTCGATTAGTTCGTCCAAGGCTTCCAGTTTTTTGTTGTGGATCTCACGAACCGTGCCGTTCTCATCGTAGACAGCTCCGTTCGCCATCTGGTGGAGCTTCCCGGACAATGCTCCTGCGTTTGCTGCTTCCACATCTCCGTCTACCATTGGCAAAATCAGGTCTGCTTTCATCTGGTCATAGAGTTTGCGTTCTCGTTCATCCATCTGGATCTCGACCTTGTTGTAAATGCACTCTGGCATATCAAGGTAATCCAGAGCCTTCATGGAGATGCAAATATCTGAGATTCGGTCGTATATCAGTTTATCTGCGCCCTTCCGCAGCTCGTAACTGAATACAACACCCGTATTGGGATTCATGCTTCCGGGTCGGAAGTACGCATAACGGTAATCCGTAATGAACCGTCCCAGCCGTTGTCCCATGTCCAAGATTCCAATTTCTGCCCACAGATCCATGAGACCATTCGGGCTGGGTGTACCGGTAAGCCCTACCACTCGTTTGAACTTCGGGCGAATCGACTTGAGCTTTTTCCACCGGGCGCTTTTGTTATTCTTAAACGAGGACAGTTCATCAATCACGAGCATATCAAAGTCCCATTCGAGCTGATGCTCCTCATAGTACTTCACCAGCCACGGAATGTTTTCACGGTTGATGGTGTAGATGATGGATTTCCGCTCCAAGGCTTTGATTCGCTGCTTCTCCGTTCCGACCATGACGGACACCGTCAAATACTGAAGGTGCTCCCACTTGATCACTTCTGCCGGCCAAGTGTCCCGTGCGCCCCGGAGCGGAGCTACGATCAAGACCTTCTGAATGAGGAACTGCTCCAGTACCAGCTCTTCGATTGCCGTCAAAGTGATAACCGACTTACCGAGTCCCATGTCCAGAAGCAATATTGCAACAGGATGCGTCAGGAGAAAACTCGATGCAAACCTCTGATACTCATGAAGCTGTTCTTTTTTCAACTTCTCACTTTCCATTTCTTACCCTCCATCAGTGGAGTTCTTTATAGCGGGGATATTATCGAAATCCGAAAAAGGATCTCCGTACTTTGCCACAACTGCATCGTACTCCCTGAACTCCACATCACCCATCTGCTTCACCACATCTTCCACTGCTCTCAGGATCGGGATTTTCGCTCCAACACCCTCTGTGCTGTCTCCGGGGCGGTATTCTCGAATCGCATCAATGACCGGACGAATCTGTTCAAAGCGATCTACACAGTAGACTGGAAATCCGAGTTCTTCAAGCTGTATCTTCCGCTTCACTTGCAACGGGCGCATCATCTTGCCCGGAGCTTTCAGCTCACAAAAACCGACGTGACCTCCAGGAAGAAGCACAAGACGATCCGGCACACCGTTCATCGTCTGGGAAGAAAACTTTAACGCCAGACCTCCCTGCTTCTTCACTTCATCACGGAAAGCCTGTTCAACCACATACTCTCTCACTGTCCTCGCCTAATCCTTTCCCTATCCTTCTCAGCCCTTCCGCTTTGCGTGTTTCTCAATGTTGCTCTTCGCGCGCGCGTATATGGGCGAATCGCGTGTTTTACCTGTTTTCTGTATGTCTATCTGTCTATTTTTATATAAATACATAGATAGTAATTATTAAGCAACAGAGCAACAACAGTACAGAAAACACAGTAAAATCAACAACTTTTTGGCGTTGCCGAGAACTGTTGCCCTCGTGTTGTGTTGCTGGACTGTTAAGCAACACCTTTGTTGACACTCGGCACTTTTTCTCGAAAATTACCGATTTTGTTGCCTGTTGCTCGCCCCTCATTTCTGAGCAACGGCAACAGCAACAACCCAAAACAGAGTTATTTTCCGCTCTACATTCCCATCTTCTCCTTTCCTTCACCCGTAACCCAATCAACAAGAGTTGCCCTAGAGCGTCCCTCTGCTCTCCTGCAACACCTGTCAAGTCGGTTCGCTGTGACAGCCCATGACGTTCTCTCATTCTTCGTCACCTGCATCACGGACATAGACATTCACGATGCCGTAGCCCTTGACGCGCTGCTTTTTAGGGCTTCGCTTCCAGCCATCGATACGCTCCATCATAGCGATGATTGAATTGGAGTCCTGACGCCCAATAGAACCACGATCCCGGCCGAAGCACTCGCACCAGATCTCCTGATTGCATACGACCGTACGCTTCACCGTTCCCGGCAGCGTGGACACACCATCGTTGCTGAACTCGGTTCCCTGAATATAGTCCCGACGTTGGAACAGAGTAAGGCTGTCCCAGTTTGCAGGGAGCAGCTTGTCCAGATACTCACGCACCATAGGCTCACGGTCATCCGTCTCCATCGACATCTTCTGCTGATGGATCGCTTCGATACCGATATCACCTTCGAGGTACAGTTTCTCGCCCTGCTCATAGCGATACAGAGCTTCCGCCCAAATCTGCTTAACCTCCTCATCCGAGAGTTCCCACGAGGGGCGGCAACCACGCACACGGTCTTCTTCTTTGAAGCCCGGAGTATTGACAGGCCAGAAACGGCGGTTACCAGTAACATCGCGGAGATAACCGTTTTCCGCATTCGTTGTGCCGATGAAAACACACTGGCGCGGATGCGGCGTGGCACGGCGGCCGAATGCAGCGCGGAAGATGTCATCCTGACGAGATAGAAAGCCTTTCAGGATTTCAGTGTCGGCCTTGCGCAGACCTGCCAGCTCACCGATTTCCATGATCCAGTAGCCCTGCAGTTTTTCGGCAGCAGTCTTATCCTTGGTATCGTTCAGCTGAAGAGAGTCGTTGTACCAGTTTCCGCCCATGCGGCGAATCAGTGTAGACTTGCCACAGCCCTGCTCACCCTTCATGACCAGCATGGAATCGAACTTTATGCCCGGATGCTTAACACGAGCAATAGCAGCCACAAAAGTCTTTCTGGTAACGGCACGGATATAGGGCGTATCTTCTGCGCCCAAAGTAATATACAGAAGCGTGTCCAGCCGTTCGGTACCATCCCATTTGGGCAGCGCATCCAGCCACTGCTTGATAGGATGGTAGGAGCGGTCATCTGCGATTTTGGTAAGACCCGCCTTGAAGTTACGGTCGGAAAAAGTACCATAGTGAGCTTCTAAGTACGCCATAAGCTGCGCATCATCCTGATCGCGCCAGAATTCTTTCTCCGGCCGGCCCCACGGTGCTTTTCCCGTAAATTCAATGTTATCTGCCAAAGCGTTATAGCGAATGCCTTTCAATTCCGGGTCATTGCTCAGGATCAAAAGGAGGTTACGGATGCTGTTCACAAGCTGTCCGGATTTCGAGTAGTCCAGTGCAGTCTTCCACGCATCCGGGTCAGCAGGAGTACCACCGACATTGTTGGCAGATACTGTTGCACCGGCTGTGTTACTGGCGTTACCGCTGTTACCGCTTTTGGGCGGCTTACCACCCATCAGCTTGAAATCCGCTTCCGCTGCGGCTTCACGCATCTGGAGCAGCACCTTTTTCACTTCACCATCTGCGGCCGCGAACTCACACATTGCTTTGTAGGACGGCAGCTTCGTGGTTTCCGTCACCGTGACAGATTCGCCATCCAGATTGCCGAAGCGGTGGACACGGACAGCATCAAAGGAATTCAGCAGCATACCACTTGCCGGGTCGGTAGCATGATGGGAATACATAAACTTGTTCTCATATACCACGACACCAGCAACAGAGTCTGCCGGGATATAGCTGTATCGGTCCGGAGAGGCAGTCGGCTCATACACCTCGTTGAGAAAACTGCCAATAGCAGACGGAATGTCGTATGCCTGACAGAATGCACCGATCAGGTTATTTTTCGTCAGTGGGTCTTTCTGCTTCTGCATCATGTGCTGAACGATCTTCGTCTGCCGGGAAGAAACCGGGTACTCGCTGACATCGTGCCAGTTCTTGTACCTAGCAAGGACGCTGTCCGGATTCAGCAGGTCACCATGCAGTTCCCGGTACACATATACGCCGTCCTTAGAGGTGCTGGGCCAGTACATTAGTCGGTTCGGTTCGTAGGTAGTGTCATCGAACATCTCGATGTCGATTTCCTCAGCCACCTTACGAGCAATTGCTACATATTCCTCTGCCATAACCGAACGCGACAGAGGAATGACCAAACGGAGGCGTGGAGCTTCCGGCTTATGCTTGTGCGTGGAATAGATGATGCCGGCGAAGTCCGTAGTAAAGTCCAGAACATCTTCAATACCAGGCACACCGTAATCGATGTCCAGCGTGATCGCAGAGCGGGACAAAACATCCTGCTTGCCACGATGACCACCTTTCAGCACGGCCATGACCATGCCGCCGACATCCTTGATCTCGCCCTGCTTGGTACGGCTGAAAGTCGCATACTGTGCCATCGTTTCATCGGTGTACACCGTCTTGGCAAGGCGCTCCTTAAGCTGTTTGAATGTGATTTTATACGGTTTCCAATTCTTCTGGTTACGATTTTTGCCTACAGCGATGTCCAGAACGAAATCATCGTGGGGAGACAACTCCACCTCGATTTTAGGATGAGGCTGCCCTGCGGCAGCCGCCTCCTTCTGCATTATCGTGGTGTTGGCCGACTCGACCGGGACTGCGGTGGTCTCCATGCCCATCACAGTATTCTCTTTCTTTTCACTCATATTGTGAGTCCTCCATTACTGGTTCAGGATCTTCCACTGCTTCGGCTCCATCGTAGCGACCTGCCAGCCCACTTCCTCCAGCACCGTTGCACGGTCATAGGACTCGATGTCCTGTGATGCACGAGTGATGGCGTTCGACAGACCATACTTGGAGAGGTCACCACCCTCAATGAGATACTTGAGGATGCTGTTCTGTTCGTCACTGTTCATGCCGTAGTTCTTCGCAGTAAGCTCCACCACATCAGTGACAGCACCCTCGATGGGGATACCTGCCGCTTCTTTCAGCTGGTCAACTGCCGTATGGAAGCGGCTCTCCTCAATGGCTGCAGTCGTTGCGTCACGGAGTTTGAGCAGGAAAGCTTTGTCCTCAGCTTCCATCGTTTCGTCCGAATAAACGGTATAATCGCAATCTTCGATGGCTTTCTGCTGGCGTCCGACATGGTGACGGCGTTCGCCCAGACTATTCAGTATCATGCCATTGGTGCAGACAAGGCGGTACAAAAGAGGGCGCACAGACACGGCTCCCAGTCCGACCTCGGAGTTGGAAATCACCACACCAGCCTGCACAATATCGCCCTTTTTCACCTCTGCTTCCAGACGATGGTTGACGATTTTGATGTGGAGACGGGATTCCGTCACCTCTGTGGACACCACTTCAACATCCGGCAGGCCAGCGAAAAGAGGAAGCGTGGCAGTTGCAATTTCCAGATTGTCCACACGGCGGTAACGCTCCGACAGGAAAGCACGAGCAGTCGGCATGCCGCTGCCGTAATCCATCGTGCGAACCATGTAATTGACTTTACGGTCATAGACGAGGGTATTCACGGTACTGACCAGCAGTTCCGGGTGGGTCTGTGCCAGATAATCATAGAACTTGGTGGGGATGTTCAACGCACTTGCCATCTGATGATGGAACAGCGTATTCGGCGCAAAACGCTCGGTACTGTTTTTGTTGTAGATGCCGATCCAGTCCGCCTCATCGCCCATGAAGATGCTCTGCGCCGGAACAATAAGATCACGCTTTGCCTTCGCTTCTTTTTCGACCTGTTGCATGACCTCAGCGAGTGTACGACCCTGTTTCATAATGTGCTCCTTCCTGCGGACAGTCCGCTTTAAAATAAGTGATAGTTGATTGTCATTGGTTGAGTTCTAACCGGATACGGTTAGAAAGCTGCATAACAACCTCCCCCATTTTCTCCCGGCTCAAGTGTTTCTCATATAAGAGCGAGGACACTGCCTCTGTCTTCTCCAGTAAATCCAGAAGTATATTTCGATGCTGTTCGCGGCGCATTTCTGCGTCCTGCACCATCTGCTCAAGGATTTTTTCATAGTCATCGCCATCTGCCAGATTTACCTCATAGTAGCTGGCAAGATATCGTTTGAGCTCCTCCCCGGCATACTCCCCGGCATACTCTCCGACTGCTTCCAAGGCATCATCCAAAGAGAGAATGACGAGGAGTTGCTGGTCCTTCAGTTCCACGCTGTATGCCATGATGCGCCTCCTGTCAGTCTTTGCGGTACCACTCGCACTCGTAACCATCTGCACGAAGCGGGAGCTTGTCATCGACCCAGTCCGGTGATTCGGCCATCATATCACAGAGTTCCTTGACTGAGGATTTACCATTGGGGACTTCCACGATCATTTCATCGTGAACGTGGGCAACGATGTCAAACCCGGTGGCATCGACACGAAGCATAGCCTCTGCCAGAATATCTCTGGCGATTGCCTGAATGCAGTTCTCAACGAGTTTCGGGCCGTAAGTCATGATACGCTCCCATTTGCGTGTCTTACCGACACCCATGTAGGTCAGTTCCATACGATTGAAGCTGTTCAGCCGTTTTTCTGGCTCGATGTAAGCCAGCTTCCGTCCAGACGGCAGACAGATGAACAGCTTGTGGTCATAGTAACCAATCTTCAAACGGCCAGCTGTCTGCATCTTTCCCGTATCAAGAGCTTTGTTAGCGGCACGGTCAACATCCCACCAGAACTTCGTAATAGCAGGACTGGCGGCGCGCCACTGCTTGATGATATCCGGGAGTTCTTCCTCTTTCAGTCCTTTATCGATAGCTCCCATCGACTTCATTGCACCAACGCCGCCACCATAACCGAGGGCCAGCTCAGCGACCTTTCCGGTCGTTCTCAGCTCACCGTTGATGCCATGCTTCTCAACAGGTACATGGAACATCTGGCTGGCAGAAGCGCAATAGATATCCTTTCCTTCACGGAAAACATCCAACCGCCACTGCTCCCCTGCCATCCATGCAAGAACACGAGCCTCGATCTGGCTGAAGTCTGCCACAATGAACCGGCAGCCCGGTTTCGGAATAAACATGGTACGAATCAACTGAGAGAGCACATCTGGGGTGTTTTCGTAAATCATCTCAAGAACACCGAACTCTCCCATACGAACGAGCGTCCGGGCCTCTGCCAGAGTTTCAATGTGATTCTGCGGCAGGTTTTGAAGCTGCACGAGACGCCCTGCCCAACGACCAGTACGATTGGCACCCATAAACTGAAAACAACCGTGTATCCGGCCATCCTTGCACACGCTCCGTGCTGCTGCTTCATATTTTTTGACTGAGGACTTTGCCATCTTTGCCCGGAGTGCCAAAACCTCGATTGCTTCCGCATTAGAGGAGGCGTTCTTCTCTAGTTCTTTCATGGTCTGCTTGACGGCCTTTTTAGAGAGGCTGTCGATTTCAACGCCCTGCTCCGAGAGCCATCCTTTTAATTGGGATACGCTATTGGGATTGTCACAGCCAGTCAGTTCATAGGCTCTTGCGGTAGCGGTTTCGCTGTGCATCACATCGCAGGCGATTGCCTGCTTTACCAGCTCCATATCTACTAGCACACCACGGTCATTGATACGCTGGTCAAGGCGATACAGCTCCATTTCGTGCGGACTGATTGGATACAACGAGATTTTCTTCTCGATGTCACGTTCTGTCTCAACATCCTGGCAGCAGTAATATTTGAATTTGTCCCATTTTTCCGGTGCATGTTCCGGGAGATTCCAAGTGCGGCCACTGTTCAGTTTGGTAGGTTTGCACGGAACACAAAAGTAGCGGATCAGGTCGTGCCCCTCCTTATCTTTCTGCTCTACTGTTTTCAGGGCTTCTGCACAGCCCTCCAGAGACAGCGGCAGCGACAAGTAACAGGCCTGTACCATTATGCATTTCCAGCCATCTGGCGAGAGCGGCTCTCCCAGATAGACCGACAGACAGGTACGCTCGAACATAGCGTTGTAAGCCACCTTTGTGACGGAAGCATCGCGGATGTACTCAATCATCCAGTCCGGGAGTTTTTCGCCGCGTGCGAGATCAATAATGGTGACCGGCTGGTCATCGAAAGCATAGGCATACAGCAGGATTGCAAAGTCCTTGTCCTCTACGTACCGACGAACACCGCTTTTCGAGATCTCCGCACTCGATTTCGTCTCGATGTCTATGTGTAGAACTTTCGGCTTTTCATCCGGTTTTTTATGTACAGCGTGGAGATCATGTTTGTAATCAGGCATCTCAACCGTCCTCCTATTGAAGTTTTTGTATGTAACTCGGCACAGCAAACTGCCAATGAAACAGCTTGTATGCCGATAAAGATAGTCCGGACAGACACCGATTGTCTAATGCTAATGCCAATACCCATCCGGGCTATATCAGATCTCCGGGTTGTGGCTTACTTAAGCCAGTCCGGAAGCTCTGCGTCTTCCGCCTCCGTGTTCAGGAACTCTGCGGTGGCCTCGATATCAGAGAAATCCTCCTCAGCCGTTGCGATGCCAGCCAGACGCTCACCGTCCGCCTTTTTCATCACATGACGAAGCCACACAGACACGCCTTTCTTACCGTGGTTGTTGTAGGGCTTTACGTTCACAGAAACATAAACATATGCGCCGCTGTACAGTTCAAGCGGATCAAGAAGAGGCTTTTTGTCCATACCGAGGACACCGGGCTTATTCTGGGACTTGATATTGACGTATACACAGTCCTTATAGTTCGGATCTTTCGGGCGTCCAACGTTACCATCATGAATGGGATTGCCAATTTCCTCCGGGATTACACCGCCCCAGAGCTGTTTCTTGCCGATTTCCTTTGCAGCTTCGACAGCTTTATACAGTCTGGTGATCGTCTCTTTATCCGACTTCGGGATGATGAGACAAAGACTGTACATGGGCGGGTCACCCTCACTCATCGCATGCGGTTCAAACACATTCAGGTAACTTGCGCGCCCCTCATAAACCGCTTGGATATACTTCTGTTCTGCCATAGTTGTTTCCTCCTATTGTTTCCTGCGGAGTCCTTAAATTTCGGCAAAATCGTTCTCCGCACTATCGACTTTGCCGCTTGCTGCCGTTCCATCTGGGAGAGTTCCGTCTGGACCAATCTCGATTGCTTCTCGCTTGTCTGTGTCTCGAACGAGGGACAACTTTCCTGGTGGTTTGTAGATCAGTTCACCCAAGATTCGATTGAATTCTTTCCGACCTCCCAAGTACTCAGTCATTTCGGTAATGCCCAAAAGCTCCGGCTTCTTATAGAAATCGGTATACCCCTCTTTCTTCAAAGCCTGTATCACTTTTTCATTACTGACATAACAGCGTTTGGTTTTTCCCTCTACAATCTTAAACCCCCTCCACCTTACACCCCGGAGAGCACTAGCCTGAACATAGGCATATACGGAATCGATCCAATCACGGATTACATTCAGCGATGGAAGGATTGCTTCGATTTCTTCGTGGTCGAGTGTCGGCACAGGCTTGAAGTGGAACGGCTGATCTCTCTGATGCTGCGTTTTCTCTTCGATACTGGTCTCAGGTTCAACCTCTGCAAAATCTCCAGCAGCCAGATTCATAGCTTGCTCTGCAAGTGCTCGGCACACAGGCTTTGCTCTACAAAACTTGCACCACTCACCCGGAACAGCCTCTCCTTCGCCTTTGAACGCCATGAGTGCCCTTGGCTTGACATACTCGTCCGCCCAAGTGAGCAGTTGCTCTATCGGGAAAGTATAGGTGTCAATGTTTCCCAGTCGCGGCTGAACGATGCTCAAGGAAACCGTCTTGATATCTTCAAATATCGGGCTGTACATCGAGTAAGCACCCAATGCATACAGGGAAAGCTGGGTGTTTGGCATTCCCGATTTTTCATCGGGACCGGCTCTCACCCAGACGCCCTTGCCGTATTTCAGATCTATTACCCATAGTTTTTGTGGGGATACGATTACGGCGTCTCCAGTGCCAAAACTTTCTGGAACCCACTTAGAAAAATCCAACCGATCCTCCACCAGAACCAGTGGGTACTCACAGGTTTTCCGGACTTCCTCCACAGCCTCTGCTACGAAATCCCGGTAGATGTCCGTCATTTCGTCCATCTCTGGGGTGTCGTATTTAGTGGGGCTTCGAGAGTTCTGCCGTTTGAGATACCGGAGCAGCTTCTGTTCGGCCATGGCGTGCGCGGCAGTTCCCTCTTCTGCAAAGATGGAACTCTTATTCGGAAAAGGGGCTTCCAACCTCGGAGATATACTACAATGAATCCAACGGGAACTCGAACTCGCCGAGAGGTAGGCGTGGCTGTCAGGCATCCTTGCTCACTTCCCCTTCACCCAGGATCTCGTGAACTTTGACGAGGAACTCTTCACGGCGATCCGGAGGAACAGTACTCAGGTTCACGGCACCGAAACTCTTGAAGAGCTTTGCGATAAAGCTAGAATCCTGCTGGCGTTCACGGAGCACAACAACCAGTTTCACCAGAAGAGGAGAAGCTGTTTTTTTGAATTTTTCCGTTTCCTCATCTTCTTTTTCGGTTGCCGAATCAGCGACTCCTCCTGCTTCAGCATTTGACTTTCCAGCTTCGTTCTGCTCTACAACAGGAGCACCGGAGTTAGCGGTTGCAGTAACCTCCGAGTCACTCTCCTGCTTCTTTGCAGCTTTCATTTCCGGCAGAGCAGAAACACCTAGCTCAGATACAGCCATGTCGAGAATCAGAGACATACCATACATGATATGGAGCATCGCTTCCTGTGCGTCTTTCTTATTCTTCATATTCTTCCCCTTTCCACTGGTTCTTCAGCTCATCTCCAACATGGAGGGCTTCCTCCAGCTTTTCGTAGAACTTGTCTTTCTGTTGACTGACAGGTGTGCCCTCCAGCTTATCAGCCAAATCCAGCTGATAGTCCTCAGAGAATGCCCGAATCGGTTTGTCCATTGCCACAGCAAGGGCGACTTCACGACGCATTCCCTCAGACAGCGAACACAGGCCCTCGTAGCCAAAGATCCATACCTCGCTGGACAGCTTCAGCCACTCCAGACCAATCTTCATGCCAAGTTCGCGCTGCCACCAGACTTCATCCTTGAGTAACTGGGTCATAAGGAGATGCGGACACAGAGGAGAGAATCCCAACAGAGCTGCAAAGTAAGAGCCCTGCTTTGCGCGCTCCATGTTCTGCTTCAACTCTATTTTCTGTCTCTCCGGGTCAGCACTCTTAGGACGGTAACGAGAACAGATATACACAGTCGGAAGAGAGCGTTCCAGATCTTTGCGGCTATTTTCACCTTTAATCATCTGCTTCAGCCTCCTCGTCCGTGTCTGCATTACCATCAACATCCTTTTCCAGAATGAACTCTTTCAAGTCATGTTCCGGGAAAGCCATCATAATACCACCCAGAAGTTCTTTGCCACCAATGCGCTCACCAGAAAACAGGCGGCTGATGTATGCACGACTCAAGTGCATCTTACGAGCCAGCTCTGCTTGACTCCAGCCCTTTTCATCGGCAAGTACCTTGATGCGATCCAAGTTTACACGCAATGTTCACCCTCTCCTTTCATGACTACGTGCTTTAGTTTCATTGTATTTTTATCGCCAGTTGGGAACATTAGGGTAAAAATTATAGGCGCACTTACGCCTTGGTCGTTTCATTCAGTTCAGCATTATTTTTCATATAGTTTTAATACTGAACTGATTGTCTATAAACATTGTATCATACTTGCTGCCACATGTCAATGAGCTTTGTTTTTTATTTAATTTGTTTCTGTGCAGAAACAAATTGTGCCATTATAGCATAAAAATTTCAAATTATTGTTGCCAAGCGGCAACAGCTATGGTATACTAGAGTTGATACAAACAGTCACAATTCTACGGAGGTATGTTTATATGGAGGACAAATCTTTGACTGATAGCGCATTCTCAACAGAGACTACTGAATCCCAGTCAGATAACTACATTGATCCTGCTCTTGGTGCATACATTAGAAAGCTTCGGAAAGATCGTGGCATGTCGATTCGTGAACTCGCTGAAGCTGCAGGTTGCAGTGCTGCCCATGTGACTCGCATTGAGCTTGCACAGCGGCGGGTGGATTCCATGAAAACGATTGTCAGCCTTGCAGACGCGCTCAATGTACCAACGGAAGAGTTGTTAAGCATGGCTGGGCAACACATTCAGAACAGCGACTCCCTTGTCAAAGTCGCCTTTCCAAGTGTCAATACGGCTCATCAGGAAAGTGTCATCAGTTCTTTTGCACAGCTTGTTACTTCTGGGAATATGACGGATGAACAGATGGATCAGATTCTAATTCAGGCAACTGCTTACTCTGAGTACTGCGCAAGAATTAACTCAGCGAAATAAAACCCTATACAAACAGAAAAACCGGATACCACTTTCATATTGAATCGTTCTTCAATATGTCGTGGTGTCCGGTTTTTTCTTACAGGCGAAATAGAATATGAGGACAAAAAACCGCAGGATAAAAGCTTTTCTTTCTTTCATCCTGCGGTCTTGGCTATCGTTGGGTGCATATGCTGCAATATCGCGCATGGATACAGTTCTTCACGCTGCTTCCTGTGCGTTCCGCTTCCTCTACGGTGCGGCATATTTCCTTACCGTGCCTCGTTCTCTAACATGTACTGTGATGTACTTTTGACTAAGGTAGATAGCAGTTCCTATTGAATTGCTATCTACCAATCTCTTAAAACAAATCGCGCTCGCCTACTTTGTAGGCTTCCTTGCAAGGCTTCATTTTTTCTTATACCCTCATAGGCATTCCTCGCTTTCTTTTCAATTCTGTAGGTGATAGCATTTTAGGGCAGGAGGTATCTGCCTTGGAGAAACTCAATCTCCGCGCCCTCACTGCCTGAACCGTCCGGTTCTCTTATGAGAAGCACTCTCTGCTACAAACCATTTCTTATGATCTGTGTTTCCGATTTTGGCAAGGGATGTTCTTACACATGAACATACGCACCTTCCAGCCAACTCTCCATGAGTCCGGCAACCGAAACTCTCATCTTGCTCACCCGCTGCGGTCTTCAATCAGAATCGCCGCCAGCATTCGTCCTGAGCCAGGATCGGGCTATTTATAGGCGGGCTTCCTAACGGAGTCCACCGTTCTACCATCTGGCATTCATGCCGATCCATTTTCACTGCCTATCATCCATTCATCCGATCATCTTTTAGGACTTGAATCCTGAAAATAGACACACTTTCTGCTTACTCTACAGAATCTACTAAATTCCATTACACTCTATTCACTTTTCAAAGTACTGATCAACTGTGTAATAGCCTACGCAGCCAATAGCCTCTCATGCCAGAAACTCTGTCCGGCTGATAGCGAGCCCCATGTAATCTTTTCTCTCGCGCGTCGCCCTAGATTATTTCGACTGGCTTTATGTACAGTATTGAAACCTATATTCGCAATATATTTTTCCACTCTACCTGCCACATCTACTTTTTCATCTGCGACAGTTGCACGATTGATAAAAACGGTCTTTCCGCCTATCCAATTCTCTGGATATCTCTTTGATTTAATTGGGGTGACTTC